CAGTACAAACGATTGAAGATGCAGAAGGGAAATCGTTTGCTGAAGTAAAGGATATAATTCCACCATTCCCAGAATTAATTCGTTTGATCAACGATGTTCGGAAAGATATTCCTGATATTCCGGAAGTAAAATATTATGATAAAGAATTAGAGGATTTAACGGAACAAATCAATCAGGTAAGGGAGAATATACCTGAGGTTAGATATTATGAAGCAGAGATAGAAGCAATCTGTGATCAGATTGATTTGGTAAAAGCAGTGATAGAAAAGAATGCTGCAGATATACCAGAGGTAAAATATTATGATGAGCAGATCGAGAGATTAGAACTTCTCGTAGATCTAGCAAATCAAAACATTGATGAACTTCCAGAACCAAAATATTATGAAGAGGATATTCAGTCTCTTAGAATAGCAGTTCAAGAGGTACAGGATCAAATTCCCACATTCCCTAAGTGGGTCAATGAAGTTAATGAAGTTCCTGATTTCTCATGGATTGGAAAAACTTTTAGTGTTATTGATGATGATTTTGTCAAAGTCCATGATGCTGTTGAGGGACTTAGAGGAAAGGTTGAGTTTGATTTAGATCAGATTGCAGAACACTTTGATAAAAAAGAATTTGAAACTAGAACTTCTTTCAACGAATTTCGTGAAGATCTGAATACTAGATTTGATTCTGAAAAAGAAAGGTCTGATTCTGAAAAAGAAAGAATCTGGAAAGAAATAAAAGAAACCTCCATGAGAATGTGGGGACACCACAAAGAATTTAAAGATGATGATAGAAAGTTAAAGAAACAGATTCTTGGTGAATACAATCTTCTCAAAAAATCTCTCAAAGAAAAAATTGAAGGAGTAAATCAAGAAAGTGTAAAAACTGATGAATTGCTTCTTAATTATTTCAATGAACTGAAAAAAGAAATTGAAGAATTGCCTGAGGTAAAATACTATGACGAACAGATTGATGAACTTAATAAGGGATTTAATTCTTTAAGAACTCTCGTTGAAGAGATAAAGGAAAAACAGGAAGTTTTAAAAGAAGAAGTCAATAGTAGACCAATTCAACCAGATCCAAGCGAATCTAATGTTGACCCTTTAACTCCAACGGATCAAAACTTTGCTACACATGAAGACTTAGCAAAACATTATAAGTTATTCATTAATAGAGTTCAGCAACAGTTGTATACCATCGGTGGTGGTGGTGCAGGATTCATCAAAGATCTTGATGATGTTGAATTTGATCAAACAACAGGAACTAATAAACTTCTAATTTATGATGGATCTCAGTGGGTTGGTATTGCAAGCACGGCACTTTCAGGATCAACAACAACATTAGCAGATGGTGCAACTGGTGTAAGTCTTACTCTTACTGGAAATTTAAGTGTTGGTGGAACAATAACTTATGAAGATGTAACCAACCTAGACTCAATTGGTATTGCGACTGCTAGAAGTGGTTTGCAGATTGGTAACGGAAGTTCTACTACAATAGTTTCATTAGAGTCTGCTTCTTCAACCACTACAACAGATTCTGAGACTAGTGTTGATACTTTTGATGCTAGTGTATATCGATCTGCACAATATCAAGTTCAGATTACTAGAGGATCTGCATATCATGTGACTACTCTGAACGTTTTGCATGACGGATCAACTGTTTATTTAAATGAATTTGGAACTATCAAAACAGGATTATCACTTGCAACATTTGATGCAGATATCAACTCTGGAAATGTGAGGGTAAAAGCAACTCCAAGTTCTTCATCTTCAACAACATTTAAAATTTCAAAAACTCTTACAAAAGTATGAAAACCTTTAAACAGTTTCAAGAGTCTTGGTCTAATAAATATAAAAAGAGTATTGACTGTTCTAATCCGAAAGGGTTCTCTCAGAAGGCACATTGTGCCGGACGTAAAAAAAGAGCAGCAGGTGGTCAAACTAAATCCAAACCAGTTGAATGAGCAATCCTCGTATCCCAAGAAAACCTGGTCAACCAGCAAACTCCAAGAAACACTCTGATCTTTATACGGATGAAAATCCAAAAGGTACGATTCATGGACTTGGGTTCAAGGATGTTGCGACTGCTAAAGCATCTGTTACTAAGATTCGTAATTCATCAAGATCTCATGCTCACAAAATCCAGGCAGCTGTTGCTATGGAACAAAGAGCAAGAGAAATGGGTAAGACTTCAGAGGCAGCAGTCTATCGTAAGTTTATCAACTCAATGAAGAAGAAGACTAAGGAAATGAACGAAGAGAAAAAGAACGGTCGTTGTCCAGAAGGACAATATTATTGTTACACTGATGAAAAGTGTAAACCTATTCCTAAGGGTTATAAGATGGTAGGTCGTGCTGGTTATCTTCGTAAAGAGAATGGTCACTCCGTAGACGATACCAAAAAGAATGGTAACGGCAACGGAAACGGTAATGGTAACGGTAACGGTGGCAACGGAAACGGTGGCACTGTAAGTGAAGA